ACTTTTTCTTGCTCATAAATAGTAGATGGATTAACTAAGTTTAATTCAAAATCTACCATTTCCTTACCCTCAACACCCTGAGATGCTAAGTGAGTTACTGCTAATTTAGTTAATTCTGAAATTAAAGTTCTTTGTATTCTTTCGATTGTTCTTGCAAATCTTACATCTTCTGCAGCTAGAGTTGCTTTACCATTTACATTCTCATCATATCCTAAATATGCTTTTGGAATCTTTAGAGCTGCAAACATTTTATTCTTTAAGTAATCGATATCATCAATTGATGTGTATTCTAACCCACCTAATGAATCTATTTGAGTACCACTATCACCACCCCTAACAGGCAAAAAGAAATCTTCAGTTAGGTTTTGGATGTTATACTTTAAGTTATAATCACCAGTCTTTTTATCCACAAATGGAGTTTTCTTCATTTTGTTGATAATCTTTTGCATATAGTTATCAACTTCTTGTGGAGGAATGTTACCAATATCAATTTTGAAAACTCTCTTATCAGGTGCTCTCATAATCCTATGAATTAACATAGCATCTTCCATAAGAGAAACTTGTTTCCAAATTCTTCTACCATTTTCAATCATTGCCTTTCCATAAGGAAGGAAGTTTGTATCTGATAATAATCTAAAATGAACTATCTCATAGTTCTCATACTCACCTTTACCATTTGGGTCGTGATTTACTTTAAACTTAATATAATTTGGATTATTTGGGTCAGTATTCTCCAATCTTTCGGTTTCATAAACTGGAAGTGGTCTTACGTTAATAATACCAACACCGGGTTGTATTTCTTGTAGTAAAAAGAAATCTCCATATTTAACCATATTTCTTGTCCAAGACCATAGGTTAAACTCTATATTTAAAATATCATAGAATAAGTTTTCTAATATTTCTTTTACTTTCTCATTTTTGGATTTAATTTGTACAACTTCACCAAATTCATTTTTTAATGTGGATTCATCTGCGTATATATCCAATGCTGATGAGATAATCGGGTCATTATCCATTGCATCATAATCCCTGAATAGTTCTCTACGAACTTGATGGTAAGCCATTGATTGAGCTGCCATCTGGTCTCCGTGAAAAGACCTTTGTAATTTAGTATATCTATCTCTTAAATTAAAAAGATTAGTACCACCCTGCTGTCTATCATCAGTATCAACTACCTTTCTCTTCCCATCTTTATCAACCTTTACGATTGCTTGAGTAGAAAAAAGTTTAGTTAACCTTTCAAAAAATGAACTATTATTTTGTTCTGCCATTTTATTTACTTTATGTTATAATCTAACTAAGATACAAAAAAATTTTGATATATCCTAATTTTATTACCATGCTTTACAACTCCAATACCTAGCCTTATGTCTTGGTCCTGGTGTATCACAATTATGTCTAGCTCTAAAAGCTTTTCTTCTTGATGGAATATCTTTCTGAATCTGCATTGTCTTTTCACCTGCTTTTTTAGCCGATGTTCCTCCATGTCCGAAATTTACCTTTACAACATTTCCTTTTGGGTTTTTAACATATACTTTAAACTTCTTAACATCACCCCTCATAGGTTTGTTTAGTTTAACTTTTCTACCTTGATATTCAGCTTCGTTAATATCCTCTTTCATATCTCTTAGAAAGTGGATAAACTCTTTTAAATCATCATAGTTTTCAACATCGTATTCTTCAATGCTTCCATCTAATGATAATTTAAATTCATTATAAAGTTCTTTAGAATAATTTTCCATACTTAATCCCTATATTTAACCTATACTATATAAATATAAAATTTTTATTTTATAACCATTTAGTTAAATCCTCAATATCATCACCAACCTGCATTTGCCAAGGATTTTCATCAACATCATTTGTACCATAAACCCCACTATAAGTATAAGTTGATATACCATCAATCGCTCTTTTTGTTAAATCGATACCTTCTTGTCTTAATCTCAAAGCAGTATCTCTAACCCATAGAGAAATTGCTAAACTCATTGTTAAATCATCATTATATCCTCTCATAGCTTCAGCTCTACCATTCATCCATATAAATGTGAATAATTCATCAATAGTTCTAACTGAACGTATTATAATTGATTTCTCCCTAACATACTCTTCCAACTTTGAAATAATCAAAGGTCTTGTTCTTGAAGTAGTTGAAAACCCAGCTACCATACTCTTATCTTGAGAACGATACCTATTTGAATGTTGATGTTCAGTATCTACATACTTTAAATCCTTACTCATATAATAAAGGTTTCCATAATTTCTATCAATTACTTGTTGAATAGTTGCCCAACCAATGTTTGCATTTTCAATTACTAACAATGCATTGTTATATTCAGTTGCTAGAGATACTAAGAAATTACCAAAATCTTTGGTATCTAACTTACCTCTATATTCAGCTACTTGTTCAGATGCTTCAACATCAATAACATGAGCTGCTGAGTAATCCGATGAATCACCTCTCGCAACATCCGCTACAACTATATAAGTTTTTGTATAATCAGGAAATTGCCATTTCCATAAGTTTCCATCAAATCCACCTTTTTCAATTGGTTCTTGTACATAAGTTTCTTTATAAAACTGAAGTACTTGTGGTTCAATTACCGAATCACCAGAAGATACAAAATCACAATCACATTCTTGTGCTGCTCCTTTTGGTCCTAATAGAGTTTCTTGTTCATCTCTCCAACTTTGGTCTCTTTCTGGGTGTACACTCCAATGTAATCTAATGTTATTAAATCCATTAGTACCATCTTCAGAACCTACCCAAGTTTTGTGAAAGAAGTTACCTACACCATTTGGAGTAGATAAAATAATTGCGTTACCACCCGTTGATAATGTAGATTGAGCCGATACCCAAATTTCTTCAATCTTATCAATGAATGCCGCTTCATCAAACACCAATAAAGATAGTGCTTCAGAACGTCCTGCATCTCCAGCAGCTGAAGTTGCTTTGATTTGAGAACCATTTGAATATCTAAGGGATAGTTTATTATCTTCAACTGTTGTTAGTTTTAACCAAGATGGTAGATAATGATTCATTACTCTAACCTTAGTTACTAAGTTTTTTGCTACTTCTTGTTTTGTTGCAATTACCAAACAATTGAAATCATCATTAAATAACATTTTCCACAAAGAGAATCCTGCAGTTAATGTTGAGATACCAGTTTGTCTGGATTTAAGAATAATATTATATCTATGGTCTTTAAAATCAACCAATGTTTCTTCTTGGAAAGGATATAGATGAAACGGAATCTTACCCCTAACGGGATGTTGAATCATACAATACTTTCGCATGAAGTAAATAGGGTCAGATGCACACTTTTTGTACTCTACCGCTATGATTTCTTTTAATGATGCTTTTTTCTTAGCCAAACTAAATTTATTTTTTTCCTATTTTCCAATACATACCACCAGTAATAAATGGTGCTAATTGTGAGGTATTAGAATTATTCTGAATACCTATACCCAATTGATATAAATTATTCTTTTTATTTTTTAGGATTAACCCAGCTCCAACATTACTGATTATATCTTCTTTGTTGAAACCACCATTCAATCCCCAATAAAATTCATTCTTTGGTAATTCTTTTACAATTGTTGTGTTATACACAGTTGGGATTTGGAAGAACCAATCCACATCTCTTGATTGGATTTGGTTTTGTGAAATGATATCAGTTAGGATACCATATCCTAAAGTTGGATTTGGTTTCTTTCCTAATGAATCAGTAACACCCTTTGGAAAATCATATGTAAGATTAAGTGTATCCTTTACTTCGTACTTTGCGAAATAATCTTCTACAATTTTCAATGTATCAATATCGATAGGAACTTCAACTTCAACAGTTTCAGTTACTACTTTAGTAATGTACTTTGGTACATATGTTGGAACTTTAACTGTTTTCTCTACAACAATAGTATCAACTTTTTGTTCTAACAGTTCGTAATCTTTACCATCTACATTTACTATTTCTTTTTCTCCTTCTTCACCACCACAACTTCTTAATAATAATACCACACATAGTGCCATTATCATTATTGTTTTTAAATCAAATTTCTTTAACCAATTCATAGTTCATAGGTTTTAATTTCATATAGGCTGTATTTCTTTTTTCTATAACTTCAGAAAGTTCTTTTTTACCATTTTCGATATCCGTTTCTATTTGCTCTCTTAGTGTTTGAACATCTTCATTAGATGACCATTTTTCAACAGAACCATCATCGTTGATATATTCGTGAATATTAGAAACTTCATGTAATGCTTGATTCCATTTTTCTAATGTATCAGTACCATATGTAGCCATATTAGAGTATATCTTATATTCTTCATATTCTTTCCACAAACCATCTAACTTAATTTGTTGTTCTCTTTTAGCTAAACAAACTCCACAAAATGTAGTTTTACTTATTAACTTTTTATCTGCTTTTGAATAGTTGTTGGTTTCACAATCATCTGCTTTACACTTAGATTGTTCTTCTAAATACTTTCTAACCTTAGAAAGTTCGTTTGATAATTTAGATTGTTTTACCTTACCATATGATTTTTGTTCGTAAACAATACCATCTTCTTCCCAAATATCACCAATATTTCTTTTGGTAGTTTCTTTAATACCAGATAGTGAAACTTGAGTATCTTTTTGATATTCTCCAGTTTGAATCATATTTACCAACTTTCTACGAGTTGGATGCATATATTTTTTATTGAATTTTTTCTCAGCCATATTTTGTAACTTATATATTCATATATATAAGTATTGGATTTTTTACTATTCGTAAAATAAACCGAGTATCTGATTGAGTGGAGCGAATGTTCCAGTAAGTTTGAAAGTCTTACCACCATATACAAATACGATACCCTCATTAGGAACTATCTTATTAGTACCACCAATAGCGTTCAACCTTTGTAGTTCTAATTTAAGTTTATTAATTTTCTTAACATCACCTGATTTCTTAACATCTTTGATTGTTTTATCCAATCTCTTTTTCATATCCCTAACTGCTTTATCAGGATTAGCTGCCAATACTGAACTCATAAATGAAAGTATATCTGCTCCGATACCTAAGAAGATATCTTCGAATGGTCTAATGTTATCTTTAGCCATTTTAGTGTGGTCATTCTTATCAATTCCCTTTGCCCATTCCATTGTTTTTACATCAGTTAGATTTTTCTTATCTAATCTAAATGATTTATCGTAGAATGCCCATCTCTTAACTAATCCCATTAGAGTTTTGTTATCTAACTTAGTTGGAGATTTCTTATTTACAAAATCCATCCAAAATGCTTGATGATAATCAGCGATTCCATCGTTATCTTTTAATTTGAATTTAGATTGTAATTTTGATATCTTAGAATTATAAGAACCTTTTAGTTTTCTTAAATCTTTTGATTTAGGTAATTGATTAATTGGAGGACCAGAAATAGTATATGCTGATTGAACTTGTTGATTAACTTGTTTAATCATACCTGCCAACATTCTAGCAGCGTCTTGATTTTCACCAATAGCAACACCATCTTCATTATACTCCATTGTTCCGTGGAATACTAATAGTGCTTGTCCGTAAGGTATTACATTAACAGAAGTTGGATAGATTACCTCCAAATTCATAAAACATGCTCCTCCTTTGAAAATCTTATCTCTCTGCTTTTCACTCAACTTAGATATTGCCTTCGTTAAATCCTTCATTGCGAAGTTATACGCCTTTTCCAATTCTCCTCTTCCAGCAAACTTCATCGCTACACCATTAATATCTAATGCACCTTCTCCTTTGTTTTTCAAATGTCCCTTATTTCTCGCCGCAACTAATCTCCCATCTCTCCAACTAACTGCTAATGCTTGACCATCTGTCTTTTCTCTTGCTAAGTCTAAATTTCCTTCTAATGCTTTATTTACAATATCTTTTAATTGCCCAAAGGTTAAATTTATTTCGGTATCGAATGGGTGATTCATATGTCCATAAGCACCTCCTTCCAAAATCAATGATTCAGTAATACCACCACCTAATGCGTATGGTTCATTATACTGAAGTTTTTCTTTATCAAATTTCTTTCTTAGTTTTTTGATTTCTTTATCATGCTTATCCATCCACTTTTGGTCTGGATATCCATGTCCTAATCCTTCTTTAACTCTCTTATCTTTTATTAACATCTTTAATAATTCACCACCCTTACCTTTGATATCTTTATGTACCATTCTTGAAGTTGGGCCTTGGAATAATTTGATGTAAAGTTTTTCTAAGTATTCACCTTTTTGTTTATCTGATAGATTCTTAAATACTTTGTTTATTTGTCCTCTTCTTTTGTAAACATATGATTTTAAATCATCATAGTAAAAGGAGTTGATTTTTTCAGTTACAGGTTCGTAACCTTTTTTCTTAGTATCCTTTTCTTTATTTTGATGTCCGGGTTTTTTTCCATCATCATCAAAATCTATTGTATCTGGTTCAGCCATTGAACCTCTCTTTGCATATGATGAATATGTATGGTGGTCATTGAAATCCTTTTCAGCTTCTGAAGAAGGTTTACCACTTTTTACAGCTTTAAACTTATCAGTAACTTTAGTTGGTAATGATTCAAATTTATATTCTGGGTCTGATGTTTTAAAATCATCCTTTCTCATTATGGTTTTAGCGATTACTTTATTCGCTTGTTTCATAAATGGAATATTGATTTTACTTCTACTATCTTTTGCTACAATCTGTCCATATAAATCTAAGAAGTTTACAAAATCTTTTTTCTTCTTTCCTAATCTTTTAAAGAATCCAATTAATTCAGCTTGTGATATTTCTTTTTTATTTCTTGGGTCAGTTAACCTATCGAAGAAGTGTTTATCGGTTAGAACTATATCTACTGGATTAAGTTGTTTGTCAGCATACTTATCAATCTTCACCAAATCAGCCATTGGGATTTCATTAACAGTACCCTCTTTAACAATTCTAAAGTTTACTACCTTTCTACCATTTATAGTTGGCATCCCATGCTCATCTTTACCAATTGTTTTGATGATTGTTTTTTTGTTTTTAAATCTACCAGTTAGAATTGTATCTCCTATTTTTACTGGAAGTTTTATATCTTCACTTACCACATTACCTTGTGGTTTCTTTTCGTTAGATAAATCTTTAGTTGATTGTTTTTTATCATCCTTTAATTCATCAAAGCTAATTATAGAATATCCTACCAATCCAGCAAGTCTAGTTACATGCTTAAACCACTTGTTATAAGCACTTGTACCATAAAAATCTTTTTGGTTAGTTGCGGTTGTTTTACCAGCAACACCTGCAGGATATGGAGTTACTGCTTTTACAGGCCCTTCAGGATAAATCGGATGTGGGTCTATATCAGTAAGTTCATCACTCATAATTTGTGATAAAACAGTATACCCTATTGCCTCTGCTCTTCTTTTAGAAACTCTATCAAATACAGCATAGTTTGGAAATATATAATTAGGTCCATCATCAACTGCAGTTTTACCCATAGTGGCTGATGCCTCCTTAATTAAATCATTTCCATAACTAATTAACCAATTTTCTAATACTTCTTTTGAAATAGTAAAATCTTCGTTTAATGTGTTTGTTATGAAATCAAATATCTTTTTATCAAATTTTGGATATGCTCTTTTTGAAAAGAAATCTTTCTTATCTTCATCTGAACCTGTTGATAATCCATTACGAACTTCAGTTCCACTTATAGGATTAGATTGATTAGGAGCAATGTAAACATATCCCTTATCTTCATATCCTTCGAAATCTAAGTTATCTTTATAAGGAGTAAAAAACTTACCACCTAATCTACTTGCATCCTTTTTACCTACAACAGTAACGAATGCAGTTGTATCTTTATCAAACTTCTTTAGTACCTCAGTTGGTACATAAGGATTTTTAACTTGAACGATTTTGTTTTTTGGAATCCCAAACATTTTGGTAATAATCATTACCTTTTCTTTGAAGTTGAATGGGGATTTATTATTATCGGTTTTATTGGATGTACCGATATACACATTATTCTTTCCGAACTTTTTTACTAAGTGGGAATAGGTTGCGTAATGACCTTTATGAAAAGGTTGAAAGCGGCCAGCATAGACTACAACTTTGTTGTCTACACCCTCCGCTTCTCCTAAAATACTTTCTATTAAGAATTGAGATAATTCGTTCATCTGATATAGTACTATTTCCTTTGTACTATATAAATATAGAATTTATTACTTTTACCAATTATACCTTAACAAATGGAGAATCTACAACTTCACCACCTTCAACTCCGTTGTTTCCCATTTGAGAACCACCTCGTTGTTGTGCTTGTTGTTCCATTTGCTCTTTAATAGCTGGGTTATAAGTTAGTGTACCTTTTTCTAAATCTAATTGACCTCTTGGGTAATCTCTTTCTAACTTATTTAACTCCTTTCTTAACTCACCATTGGTTTCTTTAAATGTTGTTTCAGATTGAGTAAACGCATCATTGATTCTTTCCAATTCAGTATGAATTTGATTTTTTCTAATATGCAACTCACCAATTTGAGTCATAAGTTGTTGTAACTGTCCATTGTATCCTTTGATTTCATTAAGTTTATCTTCTGATAACTCAATAGTTACTAAATCAATTGATGTTTTGTTTTCTTTTTTTGCCATTTGACTATTAATTAATTAATTTTGAATTCGTATATAAATATATAAATTATAAGTTTTCGTAATCTATTGTTGTTACACCTCGCTTTTGTACTACTTGTGCTGAACAACGATTTCCGAATTGTATTGATTTTGGAATATCTTCGGTATCTAAGAACATTTTCACAAATCCTGCTACAAATGTATCACCAGCTCCTGAGATATCCATAATCTCTACTTGTTCGGTTGAATATGATGTACCTTTGTACATACATCCATCCTTATCTAATGTAATTATCAACTTTTCTAAAATCCAATCGTTTTTTTCAATAAATTCTTTATTATTTTCAAACTCTGAACGATTTAGTTTTATGAATCGTAAATCTCTACACCAATCACCCAATTGCTTTTTTGTATCACAAATTACATTTGGATGTTTGAATCCGATATATGCTATATCTTCTTCAGTTAGGAATCCCTTATTGTAATCAGAAACTACAATCATTTCGTATCCCCAATAATCTATATCGGTAAGTAGTTTGTTACCTATCCTATCGATATTTTTTTCTTCATCAATTCTCAGTAATAAAGTGTTTGATGATTCGTGAATATGTCTTGTCTTTGTAATGGGAGATTTTTGATGATGAAAATCTACATCAATACCTAATGATGTTAAGTTAGCTAATACATTCATTCCCATCCCACCATTGAAAACTTCCCTCTTAGGAATAAATACAGGAGCAGGTCCTTCAGGTGAAAGACGGGGTGTATCTCCATAAATGAAGATATCATCACATTGTTCTCCTATTAATAATACTTTACTCATCTAATAATCCAGTTGTTGAGAATCCTTCCACTTTTGGAAAGTATTCTATTTTCTTAGCATGCTTTCTACCAATGATTCCTTTATCTCTATATTCTTCCCCAATTACAAAAATATCAGGTTTATATTCTTTTATTAAATCGGATAGTTCTTTATCTGAATCAAATATTACGATACCATTAACTCCTTCAATTTGAAGTAAGTTAAATATTCTTTGTTTCTCATTATGAAAAGGTCTATTATCTCCTTTTGATTCTTTTACTCTTCTATCAGAATCTATACCTATTGTCAATTTTCCTCCCAATGATTTAGCGTGTGAAATCAATTGAAAGTGTCCGTGATGAAGAACATCAAAACAACCATTTATCCAAACTTTCATTTATAAAAACTTTTCTAATTCTGTTATCACCATTTCTGATGTGATTGTTTTAGTACACTCAAATTGTCTATTTGTACCTTTGTGGTCAGGACACCAATTCCAATCACCAGCATCTAATTTTAATCGGTTGAAACACCCACTACACTTTCCTTTGGGTGAACCTATTCTTACACAATCTTTCATTTCTGCCCAATCCTCTGAGAATCCACTAATCAAAACTGTCTTAGTTCCTAATGCCCAACTTAACCAACTTAATCCACTACCAATACCAATAAATACTTTTGATTTAGCCATTTCATCCATAACCGATTCCAATGGGCCATCTGGGTGTTTAATTATCCCACTTGGATGTTTATTACCCATATAATCATTACCTTCTCTAGATAATAATTTAACTGTGTATCCTTTATTGTTTAACCAATCTACCACATCTTGCCAACCTGTTGGATTATTCCAATATTTTGGTTGCGCAGTTCCGTGTATTGCTATTGTGATTAGTTTATCATCTTTCTCAACATTTCTATCTTTTAACTTCGGCTTTATTTCTTTATATTCCAATCCTAATATATCGGTTGCCATTTGTTGCATAGTAACTGATTTTGGGTCTATTGGATTTTTAAAAAAGTTAATGTTTCCATCTTCATAAAATAACCCCAAAGAATACATAGCATATAAATTAGGAACAACATCACCTGGCTCCACAAACTCAATATTAGGATATTGTTTTTTTAACATATCATTATGAAATGTAGATGTAACTATTTTACAATTATGTTGTTTACCAAACTCCTCAACATATGGAAACCATGCCAATGTATCTCCCAATGCTTTTGAATCTATTGCAATATAAACTCGCTTATTAGTTACATTATAATTTTTTTCAACTACAAGTTTATCGTTTTGCCAAACTCTAATTCTCCAATCTACGAAATATCTAATATTAGATTTAGCCCAATGATTTGTTTTTAGTTCAGTTTCATAATGTACAAAATTTGTTTTTTTATCTATAAATTCAACTCTATATGTTAAATTCTCTGAACCTAATATCTCAACACATGCCCCATTTACATAATCTATTTTTACATAATCTTTTATTTCAACTATGTTATTATTATTTCTTTTTATATTATCGTAAATCATTTCCAACTTTTATTTGTATTATCTAATAATGATAATCCTTCAGCTTGTTTTGAAAAAGGATAGTTTGTTGTGTATCTTAATCTTTTGTGATGATAGAATACATGATTGTACCATAAATCGGCTACATCCCATTCACAATCTTCAATCCTATCCATATACCATTGTTTATCTCTATTTGGTATTAAATAAGCATGAGCCCAATCTTGATTGTAATCAGTTTTTCTAAATGTTTCATCAACTTCCCATCTAGTCCAAGATGGATTATCTCCAAAACTAATAAATGGAACATCATCTCTTTCTGAGATAAAACATGCTTTGTTAACTACATCTACAAAATCTATTAGATTAGAATAAATAAATGCATCTGCCTCAAATATCAAAGTATAATCGTAATTATCGGTATCTATTTCTTTTAATGCATTTATATGAGCTAAATAACAACCATAATGTCTGCCTGTAATGTTTCCTATACCTTGCTCACCTTTATAGATTGGAGTATCCGATATATCATCAGGTCTCCTACAAAACTCCGAAGGTGGTGTTCCATTATACACTTCATTAACCATAGGTTTATAATCAAATCCCCAACGTTGAAGTTGTTTTAGTGATTTCTCACTAATTCTCTCTCTAATATCATTTGGATTTGTCATCATATGGATAATTTGAATACGAGGTCTTTTTCTATACCAAACCCACCCCTCTTTTGTTTCTACTTGTCCATAAAAATATTCATCAACTGCTTTAGTTAATCCCTCAAACAAATTAGTTCCAAAATCATCTCCACCAATTATACCACCCGGCTTAACTTTATAAAACCAATTATTTATATCATTTTTAACATCATCATATTCATGCCCAGCATCAACCATTATGAAATCTTGTGAGTTATTTAAGAAAAGATTTTTAGCATTATCTGATGTATCTTTTATTATTTGTATATCATCAAAGTTATTTGATATAATTGAATTATTAGAAAACTCAGTATATAAATCATTATCAAATGGTTTTAACATTGTTCTATGTAATAAGTTATCATATCCAACCGAACCCTTAAATGTATCAATAGCAGTAAATCTTACATTCTTATTTGTTTCTTTTAGTTTAGTTGCAAAATAGTTAGTTGATTTTCCCATCCAAGAACCAAGCTCTATTACGTTTGAATTATTTGGTAATTTTTCAATTACTTCATCATATAATTTTTGATAAGAAAACCAACCAGGAATTTCATTAAACTCTGGTTGTAGAGTTTCGAATAATAAGTTTTTTGTTTTATGGATATCATCATCAATATAAGTTACTAAATCAGTATTATCATATGTATCTAAAAAAGTATGCAATCTTCTAAATATAGATGGTAATCCATATGAAAGTGCTTCTTTAATAGAAAGTGGATTTAATTCTAAAGTTGAACTAAAATAAAATAAATCAGATGCTTTATAAAACGTATCAGTATCATCTCTCTCACCCCATACAACACAATTTTTAGGTTTGAAATCCATAAGTGGTTTCCAATAATCTTCAAAATTCATTGCTTGATTTCCTACAAAATGAAATTTAATTTTATACTTCTCTAATAATCTAGCTACATCAAATATTTCACTTTGGTTTTTACCAACTGAAAATAATCCTACCATTAGAACATGCTTCCAATCTTTTTCAAATCCTAATTCTTCTTTCGCTTTGTCTTTATCGTATTTAAAATCTTCAATAGGATATTCCCAAACTTTAGTATCAATACCCAAATGTTCAAATCTTTGCCTACTCCATTCAGATACTAAAATATATCTATCAGGATGATATTTAATTTTATCTGGATTTGTAAACGAACCATGAGTTGAGCATACAATATCATACTTTCGTTTTTTGTTTACAAAAATTTTATCTAATGTTGGATGGTCAATAAAGTGTTCTGGTATTTCAGTAAAATGAATAATATCGGGTTTTATATCATCTATAAGTTTTATAAATGAATTACCTTTATCTTCATACATTGTATGAAGTGTTACTAAATCACTAATTTGATTTTTTTGGACTACAAATACACCCCCACTATGGTCATTGTATTCAACCACTTGGATTTCAAACTTATCATTAAAAGTTTGTATTTGTTTAAGAAGATATTGTGGCATTCCACCAGTAGAAAGGTGTGATGCTACATAAAGTAGTTTTTTCTTTGCCATAACCTATTAGATACACTTTACTTCGTAAATATACGAAAAATATTTGAATTATCCAAATTATTCTTCAAAAGTAATTGTACCTTTATCTAAATCAATTTGTCCGTTCTTATACTTTTTGTCAACCTCTCCTAATTTTTCTTCTAATTCGTATATGTACTTATCATTCATTGCTCCGTACTTTTCCTCATTATCAGAAATCTCATTTAGTTTTTTATTGAGAGCTCTTTTCTGAACTGCCATTTGACCTAAGAAGATTACAATCTTATCAGTTTCATCTCTAAGGACTTTTAATCTTTCTACGATTTCCTTATCTAAGTTTTCTGTTTTTTGTGCCATTGTATTTCTTTGTTTATATATAAGTATATATAAGTTTTGTTTTACGAAAAATTATTACCAATTTGGTGGTGTATCTAAAGATGATGTAGGCCATTGTGATTTTAACTCATCAAGTGTTGAAAATGAATCTAAAGTAATGGTAGATGGAAAATTTCTTAAAGTATTTTTTTGTAAAGTTATAGAGTGTTGAGTATCCGTATCATACGTTTCTAATGCACGCATAAATTCTATATCCAATTGTTTGAATTTGCTTTCTCTATGTTTTCTAAAAACTGTTAGAAAATTTTCTAATGATTTTGTTTTATTTAATGACCAACTCATAGTGATAAACTTTGTGTTACATACTCATTCAAACTTTGAGTAAATGAATTTAATTCTCCAATACCATCGTAATTGGAATAATCCCAACTATAATTATCAAAATCAGGTGGAAATTGAGATTCTGATACTATTTCGTATCTACAATTATCAGGTACTGATTTTTTAGTAACCCAATCAACTCTAACTCTATAAACATCATTTGATTCACTCACTTCTTGTTCGGTAGTTGAACCAATTCCCGTATCAGAAAGTGATTGTGAGGTTTCAAATATAAAATACAACTTATCCATAATTTATCTTTTAATTATTAATCTGCGAATAAAACAAAATATACATATTTTGGGTCTCTATCATTATCGTTGTT